GTGTACATTTTCAAATTTACCTGCTTCTATGGTTGATTCGAAAATACTAATGAGTTTATTTGTACTTGAATTTAATTTATATACCTTTTTATTAATAATCTCTTTTTGTGTTAAAGAAAAACCTTGTCTTAATTTTGTTTCACTAATTTTTCTTTTGGTTTCTTCGTCTCTTGTTTTATTTAACCAATATTTTGGAGAGTTTTTACTTAAATAAGCCTTCTCTTCTTCGGTTTTTTCTTTACCATATTTTTTCGCTTCTTCTGAACCTGCTTTATGAATACGTTTTCCAACCCAATCTTTATTTTGTGCAATTCCTGAATGTGCAATTGACATTTTTAATAATGTTTCTGCACTTGGAATTGAATTTCTACCACCAGATTCAATATTGTACCCAAAAGTTCTGTTGTTTGATTTATATTGATTAATGTAGG